CTATTGATATTCATGTTATTTCTTTCCTCCATGAGGTTGGTCATGTATTAACCATTAACAATTTCAGTGAAGAAGAAATGCTTATTTATGCTATAGAAAAAGAGAATCTTAAAGATATTTTCACCTATTGGAATCTTCCCGTTGAGCTTGCCGCGAATGTGTGGGCAATTAATTGGATTAATGCCCATGTTAGCGAATATAAGGCTCTTTATGCTCTATTTAAATCCTATTTATCTGCGATGAGTAATAATGAAGATATTATGGAGCAGATTCGGGATTGGATGGATGATATTATGGATGGCGATACCGATGCTGATCTATTTATTGTAGAGGAGGATGATTACGAATGTTAAAAGAACATTTGCCGCAAGAGGGCATAGCTGTTCATAGTTTTGAAGACGCCGCCGCGATCATGCGAATTCTCGTAGAGAATGGCAATTGCGCCATGCTCAGCCGCGAGGAAGAATTGTGGATAGTCAACTGGGTTTGGTGCGATAGTGGTTATGCTAACCGCAATGATGTTGTTTTTGGGAATCGTGCGGATTCTGATTGCAATTGGTGGGACTTTGTGAAGAGTCATCCAGAGATTGTATGGCGCGCGGATGAAGAGTAAATCCCTTTAATATAAAGCAAAAGTCAAAAAAGTAACAAATTGTTACTCTTTTGACTTTTTTTTAATTTTATGGTATAATATATATAGAAAATAGGAAAGAAGGGATTATTTTGCTCACCGATAAGGATTATAATATCGCAAAGAAGGTTGTGAAAAATTTTAACCTTCCTCCAGAAATAGGCTGTGACCAAGAAGATTCTGTATTTAATACAAACATAATCTATGATCAGCTTGATGATTCAATTCGCAACAGTTGCTGCATAGAGTACGGCATTTCTAAGGTAGTCATTGTTCCGGAAAATGAAAACTTTGTTATTAAGATTCCTTTTGGTGGTATGTGGTACTATGAGGAAATCTATAATAAAGATACTGATGAATATGAATATGTTGATGATCCTGGCTTTGAGACGTTTGAAAATGCGGATGCACCGGATGAATCTGATTACTGTTGGGATGAAGTACTGCGTATAGAAGAAGCTGAAGAAAATGGTTTTGGTGTTCTTTTTCCCGAAACTGATTTCTTGGGTGAAGTGAATGGAACGCGCTTCTACATACAAGAAAAGGTTCAGACCAGTCGTGAGTTTACACCACAGGTATCTGAAGATAGCCGCACCCGCGCAAAAGACATGGATTATGGTTACAATTATGGGAATGTTATATGGCGGGCCGCCATCATTGAACAGTATGGTGAGGATTTTTGGGTAAGATTCTGCGATTGGGCACGCCGCGGCAAAATGCTTGATGATATGCATAGTGGAAACTATGGGTATTTAAATGGACATCCAATCATTCTTGATGCTTCAGGATTTGATTCATAGAAAGGAGATATAAAATGGGACTTGAAAATGGAGTAGTGTTATATACAAAGGATCCGGTAGATGTGGCGCTGCCGCTTGATTTTGGTGAGCGTTCAACACCTACTTTTGATGGGAATGAATATTGCTATAGCATTTGCTTTTGGCGTAAGTGTTGGAATATTCGTAGAGATATTATCACAGCGCTTGGCGGCGATTACGATGATGGCAATCGTGACTTTCTTGATGTCGGCGATGTTAAAGCTATATGGCATGTAATCAATCATCTCAATAAAAAGAAGAGATGGAATGAGGGTGATAGCATATGGACTTATAAAGAGATAAGAGATCACCTTGATGGGGATTTAACCGCCCTTGAATGGCTTATTTATGTGATGCGACAACTTAATCCGGATAATTATCATGTTGAATTTTATGATAGTTATTAAATAAAAATATGAAAAGGCCGCCGTGTATGTATTTACACGGCGGTTGTTTTATGCAATAGGACCAGATGGCCCAACTGGGGATAGTGTTGCATCTTGAGGATATCCAGATGCCGTATCAGTGGAAAACCAAATAGTTTGATTTGTACTCGTTACCAATACAACAACGTATGATTCAGAATTATCACTTACAGCAAAATTCATAAAGTAACATTTATCTCCTTCGTCTTCAGTGTAAATAATAGCACCAGCTAATGCGGCGTCATACATTTCTTGCCAAGTTTTATTTAATATACCATTGTCATCAATTTCAACTTTCATTAACTATACATCTGATTCGCTTCCAGATGATTCGGCCGCGCCTCCAGATAAAGACGAAAGCATAGAATGTAAAACATTAGGATTTGTATTCTCTGGTGAGGAGAACACATAATTTATGATTTCATCAATAGTCATTTTCAATTACCTCTTTATTATTCGGGATTGGTTTCTTCTGATGATGTATCTTCAACTTTGGGATAGCCAGAAGCTGAATCAGCTACCCACCAAACTGATAAATGATATTTAAATATTACAACTACACCATAGCGACCATCCGTGTATGGAAAATCTGTTAAAAAACCTTTCATTCCGTCATATATTGTATAAAGAATTTTTCCAGCATTAAATGCATCATACAGTTCTTGCCAAGTTTTATCTAAATAAACATTTTCGTCAGAATCAATAATTATATTAACTTTCATAGTTATAACATCATTATTACTTGAACCGCCATTTAATTCACTTAACATAGAACGTAAAACATTAGGGTTACTGTTTTCAGGAGAAGAGAACACATAATTAACTATATCATCAATAGATACACTTTGTATTTCTTCTTCAATAATAAGTTCCATTTTCATCACCTCTATTTTAATGTAGAAAAAATTTGCAATTTCTCTAAAAATATGATATAATAACATTAGAGTTAAAGAGGTGATTCTATGGAACTCTACTATGATGGACCGATGCAACTGCGTTTTAGGAATCCTCGCACAGGTGGGACGGTCAATGGAATCGGATTTCATGAATATATAATTGATATATGGCGCGGCACTCCATATACTACCAAAGAAATTCTTGATGCGGCCGCCCAATGCGGTATTGATGAAGATGATGCTATTGTTGAGTGGAGCGACTGGGCGCATCTTGGGTATATATAATGCGGGCTGGTGCAGAAGTAAACACGCCGGTCTCTAAAACCGGAGAACAGGGGGCGGTACCCTGGCCCGCTGCCACATTAAATTTGATTTTTCTGAAAATTTATGGTATAATAAATATAGAAAAAATGAGAAAGGGGCTTTTGATATGAAAGTTTCAGTACGCGTAAATCTATCATATAGCTACACAGCAGAGATTCCGGATAACACAGATCCTGATGATATCCTTGATGCTGTAGATACTGACGATCCGGTGTATGCAGGTTTTTCCCGTATACTTAATCTTGATCCGGCTATCACCGACTATAATGCCAACACTGTCAGTGTAATCAACGACGAAACCGGCGATTATCTGTACGAGTATTGATATGACAGTAAAACAGCTCCGTACAGTTCTTGAAAATCTTGACGATGATGATGCCGTCATGATTGAATATATGCCGCGGCGCCATGAATATATAACTGAGTTCGCCGTCGGTGTCCGCATCACAAACGATGACACCGTTACCATTTTCGGTGTAACCGAACTCGATCTTGAATCATGACGCGGCCGCACTCTAAATTTTTCAGAAAATTTGTATATTTCGGGCATAAAAATTTTGTATTCATATCCACATAATCTCTACTTTAAGACAAATAAGTAAGAAATAAATTAAAAAGAAAATAAGTTAATAGAGATTGTTGAACATTTAAGTCAAACATATTTAAAAGGGTACCTGTTAAGGGACGATGACGGTGAGGCGAAGAAGTGACGATCAGGGTAAGCCGCCAACGATTCCTACGGTACATGGTGTAGACGCGATGGCAAGTCCGCCGAGGGTCAGAGGGTGTAGTGTTTAAACCGCTGGTGTTGAAACCGCTAACGCGGTTGTCAACACGGTTATTAACACGGTAAAAAATATGTTAATCATGGACACAGGTCCGTGTTTGGAATCTTTATAAGGGAAGCCGGTGTACGAAAGTATGCCGGTTTTTCGTATTTGTGGGAAGGGTGTAGGTGAAAGAGACAAGGAGATGAAATTTTGTGGAAAGTGCCGGTGCAAGCACCGTCACGGGAGAGTAGATAGAATAACGTAAAGCGATCGTGGTGCCAGGCAAAGCCTGTCACAGGTGGGTCGTATAAGTTAGAACGTATATATATAAATATATATGTAGAAATTCATAGCTTTTCTCCCTGACGTAGGAGATCACTAGCTCCTGGTATTTGGTATTAGGAAAGCATGTATAATGTTCCTGGCCCCAAATTTTCACTATTTGCAAATTTTCTGAAAAAATGTATCAAAACGCATCAAAACATAAAAAATTCTGCACTTTTTTGTGGAAAATGCAGAAAAAATTTGAAAAATTTTTGTCAAATTTTTGGAAAATTCTGAAAAATTTTGTAAAAACGCAATGCAGCTGCTAAAATATTAAAAAAATTTGACATTATTTTGTCAAATTTTATGACGCGGCCGCCGTATAAGTGACAACTTATACATAGAACGTATATATATTACGTATAATAGACAAAAAAAGAGAGCCAGCATTTCTGCTGACTCTTTCTTTATGGGGAGAGGATTATCCTCTCACATAACCCCTCTGGGTTCCCTTGCCGGTGACTTTCACATCAACCTTTGCGACCTCGCCGCTCTCCACGAACGGACGGAGGAGGGAGGGAACACTCGCCGGCTTGATGTCGAGGCCTGCGGCCTCGATGAGAGCGGTGGCGGTCATGGGCTCGGAGCCAATGACAGCGAAGAGGGCCTCGCGGATGGGCGCCTTCTCAGCCTGCTTCTCAGCGGCTTTCTTGGCGGCCAGAATCTTGCGGTTCTCGTTGGTGTGATCGATCTTGCCGATTGCTTCGTTTGCGAACTCAACGAGCTCGGAGGGGATGTTGTCGAGGTTTGCGATGGACTGGAAGAATTCACGGTTTGTCATGGTATTGACCTTTCTCGCTATCAGGTTGCGACCCGTTAGATTAAATTATTTCGGGCGGTGAGAGGTACATAAGTTTAAACTTGCCGCCGAGAGAGTTTATTTTTTCTTTCTCTCTCACTTTCTATATATATTATATCAGAAATTTCTGATATTTTCAAATTTTAGCGGCCCTGTATTTTTTATATTTTCTGAAATTTGACAGGGCCGCGGCCGGTGATTACTCTGCCTGAGCGGCTTTGGCTTTGGCTTTCTCAGCCTTTTCTTTCGCCTTGGCGGCGCGCTCCTCTGCGGCCTTCACCTTGAGGTCGTACTCTTTGGCGAGGCTGTAGCCGTCAGTGCCGTTCTCCTCGGATGCGTCCTTGGGGATGATGATGCTGACCTTGATCCAGCGGTCGTCGCCGTTTGCGTCTACAGTGGGGAACATGAAGGTTCCCGCCGCAGTCTGGCAAATGTCGCAGTCGTGCTGTGCTTCGATGTAGTGCATGAACTCAGCGGTCCAGCATGCACGCAGGGAGTCGGTAATCTTCTTCTGATTGTCTGCCATAAGGTATTTTCTCCTCTCTTGATTTTCTATATATATTATATCATAAAATTTTAAATTTGTCAAGCGTTTTTCGTTTGGTAAAATACCAAAATTTTTGCAGCTGCCATCGGGATTTTTTGTGCAATTTGCCAGCTGCCGCGGCCCAGCTTATAAAAATTTGACATTTTTTTGTCAAATTTTGCAGCTGCAGCTTCCCAGCTTATGACGCAGCTGACGCCAGGGCGTATACAGGAGCGGCGCTGTAGGTGACATAATATAGTTGACATAATGTGATGTTATGTAAACCTAAAGGTTGACATAAAAAGTTGACATAATTTGGTGGACGATGGTTGACATAATATGGTTGACATAACGCCCGGACGGACGCCCGGTCCAAACTTCAACACTTTAAATCGCTAAAGTGTATGGATAAAAAAAGAAGACGTTATCCGTCTTCCCAAAAGTCGTCACCATAATCATTATAGTTTTCATACTCTTCTTCTTCGTAATCGTATGGATCGTCCTGTGGTTCGTCTGCACCACAGTACCATTCACAATTGACGTATTCACCGTCTTCACAATAAGGGCAATGGTGGTGTCCATCCATACCGACTTCATCACATGGTGTCCAAGATGCTAAACTCATATTAAATCTTCCTCTCTTTCTTTTGCATTATAGTATTTAAGAAAATCATTTGCATAATCAATTGTCATAAATCCTGCATTTTCTATAAGACCATTATGTAAATTCCATATTACACCGTAACATGTATTACTTTTGGTCGAATTATAATATATATCAATTTTATGCAATTGACCATGAAAGTTGACAAAATAATAAGTTTTGTTCATTTTTTTAATCTTCATCTTTCTCAAAGGCAATATATTTTTCTTCCCACAGCCATGTTACATCTTCAAAATAATCATAACCACTGGAATACGTTACTACTATGTTTGCTTTTCGCAAAGCACGATATGCTTCAAGAAAATTTTCAATTAATTTTTCTTTATCCATTATTAGTCACCTTTCTTTAACTGTGTCTATAGTATAGCATAAAATTTTTCATTTGTCAACACTTTTCTTTGACAAAATTTTCACATGCGCCCGGCCGCACTTCACTGATTTAAATCGCTAAAGTAAAATGTTGAAAAAAGAATCGCCATTTGGCGATTCTTATGGCTTACTCTGCGAGAGAGTAAACCATCTTGCGAGACTTGTCAATCTTGGTCTCGACCTTGGTGGCGAAGCCTTCCTTGACAAGCGTTGACAGAGCAGACCTTGCCTGTCCAACAGTCACATCGCACTCTGCGGCGATGGCATCGGCAGTCATGGGAATGGTGCCAAGAGCCTTGCGAACGAGGTCAAGACGCTCACGAGTGGCGACCTTTTCCTTGGAATCTGCACTCTTGCGCTTCTCGTTGGAAGCATCGTGCTTTGCGAGGAGTTCTGTTGCCTTTGCAACAACGTCCTCATTGATGTTACCTTCGACGATGGAGAGATAGAATTCACGAGTGGTCATTTGTTTTACTTCCTTTCTTAATTTCTGTACTTATTATACCACAAGTTTTTTGATTTGTCAAGAGTTTTTTTTGAAGATTTTTTATTTTTTTTGTTCTTCATTTCTCTCTCTTGATTACATATATATAATACCATAAATTTTTTGATTTGTCAATGGTTTTTAAAGTGAAATTTTGCACAGAAAATGGTTTACATAATACGGATTTTTTGTGCACATTGCCGGCGGCCGCGAACTTCAATACGCTAAATCGCGAAAGCGCGATATTAAAAAAAAAGAAGAGTGATTATTCACTCTCCTTTTTCGCCTTTTTGGCTTTCTTTTCGGCGTCCTCTTTCGCCTTGAGTTCTGCCTTTTCGGCTTTCTCTTTCAGAAGGTTCTGATAGTCAATTCTCTCCTGATAGCACTCGTCAGAAGGCTTCTTGACAACGGAGATTGCAATCTCAACAAAACCCTCTTCGGTGTCGCACACAATGGGGAAATTGACCTTGTTTGATGCGATGACTCCCACATCTTCACCGATGCTTTCGAGATAATCGTAAATCTTCTTGGTGTAGTCTGAACGAACGATGTTAGCAAGTGCAAGTTTCATGATTTTGTATTCCTTTCTTTCTCTTTCTGTATATAATATACTCCTATTTTTCACAAAAGTCAATATGGAATAATGTACAAATCGGCGGCCCGCAAATGAAGTTTATTTGTGCAAAATGCTGGTGCGCCCGGGCGCGAACTTCACTACGTTAAAGCACGAAAGTGAAAGTAAAAAGATGATTACCAAAGGTAACCATCTTCATGCGAAAGAGTTTCAAGACAATGACGAAAAATTTCTTTTTCAATCATACAGTCTGCAAGTCCTGTGTGTTCTTCCTCAAAATCGTTACAATTTGTAAGGAATCTGTAAATGATTTCTGCGGTGTAACGATTTTCGTTACGAGTTGTAACATAATTGTTACTGATGCAAAACTCTCTGTAATTTTCATCGTCTTTGAAAGTGTTACGAGAAAGTTTCAAAGTGTCAACAAAACGAGAACCCCAAGGGAAGAAGAAACGATAACGAGAGGTCGTTATATAACGCTTGGTATTCTGTAACGCTTTGTAATCAAATCTTGCGTTATGTGCAACAAAAATGTTAACATTCCATTCGTTACAAACTCTTCTGAAAATCTTTTCAATTTCATAAAAAGACTTCAAAACTCTGTAACCTTTACGAATATCGTCCCAATAAGAAGGGATTTTGTCTGCAAAGAAAGCAGTTGACATCAAATTGTCATCACAAAAAATGTCTTTGTTTACAAAACTGTAACTTGCATAGACCTTTCCGTTTTCGTCAATAACGGCAAAACCAAAGTCATAGACAAGAGGACAGTCAATGTCATTAGTGGTTTCGGTGTCAAGAATAATGTACTTCATGTGATTTATTCAAGTTCCTTTCTCAATTTCTGTGTATATATTATCATATTAGGATAGAAAAGTCAATATGGCATATTGCACAAAGATGTGTGTTTGATTTTGTGCAATATGCACACGGCGGCCGGGCAAAACTTTCACGCATTAAAGCGTGAAAGTCAATCTTCAAAATGAAAAATAAATTCTCCTTGCTCAAATCTGACTTCTGAAAGGTCAACAGTTTTATTTATGCCATACCAATCATCGTTACAGTCATATTCTACTCGTATGGTTGCATTCTCATGATTTGTTGCTTTTGCGAGTTCGTATAGTTCTTTTATTGTCACGTTTTTTCTCCTCATCAACTGTAGTGTCAACAAAGTAATTGTTATAAATGCTTTCACCATTCAAAAGCGCAAGAAGGTCAATGTATGCCCATGCTTTTTCTTCGCTTGCAAATACGGCAACAATTGTGCCTGTGCGACTTACTACATCCCATGTTTTAACAGTCATAGTCAAAGCACCCCATATAAGGATTATATCCTACCTCATAATCGCAGTCATCAAAGTCGCTGTCATCGTAGTCATCAGAGTCGTTCCACTCGTCATAATCGAAGTCGTCATCGTGGCAGTGACGCTTAACATCATCATTTGCGGTAAACGCCTTGAGAAAAGCGTCAAAGTCATCATCATTCTCAATTTCTGCTACAAAACCATCAGTGCACTCGTAGATAATCATTTTTTAATCTCCTTTTCAATTTCTGTATATAATATATCACAACAAACTTCAATTGTCAATATGTCAATATGCACAAATCTGCGGCCTCCTGTTTGTACAAACCGACGGAAGGCCCGGCCGCGAACTTCAACACATTAAAGTGCTGAAGTGAAGTTCTTAAAGAATTCATTTTCAAATTTCTTTGCCATTTTGCGGTTGTTACTATTCTGTAACCACTCTATTGCCCAATCTGTTGCCATGCGTTCATCAGTCAATGCGAAATAAAGTTTATTAACTTCTTTCATATCGTCTGTTTTTTCAACAGCTTCGTTATATCTGTCAATCTCGTCTTTCATTGGAGGGACAAAAGCCTTTGTCATTGTATGTCCTACTTCATGAAGAAGAGAAAGAGTTACATCACTAAAACCTTGTGCTATTGGGCAACGGCTAACAAAATCTGCTCGAAAGCACTTGCCACCCAAATCTTTTTTATAATTCGCTTTCTTCCAATTGGGGACAAATATAATTGCTTGGTCATCGTCAATATCACCGAAAGCAAAATAATTAACTGCTTTAGTGTTGATTGACTTTACAAGATATTCGCAAGGGGAAACAATCGCATTGTTTAAAAAGTCATATATGACTTGATTTGCCTTTTTAGGGTGAATACATTTCTTTACAATCATTTTCGGATTTCCTTTCGTTTTCTGTATATAATATATCACAATTTTCAAGATTTGTCAAGAACTTTTTAAGAAAAATTCTTGGATGCGCCCGGATGCACAAACTTTAGTACATTAAATTGTGAAAAAAAGTCCTTAAAAACTTTTAAGGACTTCCAAGATATTGTGTACATCGTATGCACCATGACCCCACATTTTGCGGTTATTTTCTTCATCGTCGAAAAGTATACCTTTTCCAAGACTTGCTTTGTTCACACCATACTGAACAATCATAATTTTATCCCAATTTACAGACGGAAGATGCTTTTTAAGCCACTTTTTCTTCGTTTCTGCAACTTTTTCATCAAATTCGGCAGTAGAGTTCTTTGCCAACCATGAAATGATATTGATTTTATATCCGTTTTTCTGCAAACGATTGAGATAACGAGCAAGAACAGAAAGATTTACCAAAGGTTTTGCATTTTCATACGGAAATGGGTCACGATTGATGAGATATTCCAACCAATTTTCAACACCATAGAAATCGGCGATTGTGCCGTCCATATCAAAGTTAATTTCTTTAATCATTTTCATCTTCCTTTCTTTTCTGTATATATATTATCACAAATTTATTGATTTGTCAATTGTGCAAATTGCACAAATTTTCGGACGCGCCCGGGCAACAAACTTCATCACGCTAAAGTGATGAAGTAAATGTTTAAAATTGCGTTTGCTGTGTGCATAACTGTTCCGTTAATGCGTTTATCAATGGTAATATCTTTTATTAAACCAATGAGAGAAACGGCAAGACCAAACCATGCAATTGATATGCCGAAAGTCATTACTAAAATGACATTGATAAGAGTGATAAACGCTCTTAAATCATTCCATTCAAATTGATATTTCATCAGTATGTATCTAAACCCATCATTTCGGCGTCTTCAACAGAATAACGCCCTATATAACGAACCTTTGCGCCTGTTCCGAAATTATCATGGACAATATGCCATGCCTCAAACAGATTATCGCATTCAACAAAGAAATCTTCGCCACTATCAGTATCAGTAAAAAGAAAATCCCACATAATCTCAATTCCTTTCTTATTTCTGTATATAATATATCACAACTTTATGCGTTTGTCAAGTCTTTTTTAAAAATTTTTTGGCCGGCCGCGGTTAGAGACTCCTAACTCAATCTAAATAGAAAAGGGAGATTGCTCTCCCTTGTCTATCATGCCTTGCTATAGGCAATCTTCTTGGTCTTTTCGACCTTGACTTCAGACTTGACGACCTTACCATCGTCAATCAGTGCCTTGCAAGCAGAGGACACCTGACCCACCGTCAGAGCAGTGGCTTCAGCGATAGCGTCACGAGTGAACACACCATCATTGGCGTTGAGGAAGTTGAGAACAAGCGCCCTACGGTCAGAGCTCTCACGCTTAGCCTTACTGTCAGCGCTCTTGCGCTTCTCGTTACGAGCGTCAAGCTTGGAGATAAGCTCAACGGAAGCCTTGTCCATATCCTCAGAGATATGAGCGTCAAGAACGGTCTGATAGAACTCACGAATAGTCATTTGAATTTCCTTTCTGTGCCTTTCATGCACTCGATGTTGGTCATCACCCTTATTGTGTTTTTATTATATCATAAGTTTTGAGATTTGTCAAGAGTTTTTTCGGCTTTTCCGTGAGATTTTTTCAATCGTGTTCGGCGCTCACTTGCGCTCTTGACTCATCTCTCCCTTTGATGATTTAATTATAGCACAAAACGAGAAAAAGTCAATATGGTAAATTGCACAAATCGGATCTAAGTTTTTGAAGTTCATTTGTGCAAAATGACGACGCGCGGCCGGGTAAAAGTTCATTACTTTAAATCGTTAAAGTTTATGCACCGGCCGCACCTCAAAATGGGCAAAAAAGAAAGGCCTTAACGGCCTCTCTTCCATGCGAAGAAGTTTTCATAGAAAACTCTTATCATGCTTTCGTCCCATTTGTTTGCGAACTCTTCAACAGTTTCTCCGAAGAGATGATATCCGTTATCGACCATTTCCTGAACCATTTTGATTTTATTTTCCATTTTTAAGTTCCTCTCTTTTCTTTTTCTGGTATTATAATATCATGTTTTAATTTGTTTGTCAAGTGTTTTACCAAATTTCTTTAAGGTTTTTTAAAATATTTTTGTTTTCTTCCATGAGAAAATCAAGAATAAGAGTACAAAATTCATACCATTCCTCTCGAGAAATTTCGCCCTTACAATATTGCTGATATTTTTCAATATATTTTTCTTCGGTGGTCATTTTTGTTCTCCTTTTTCTTTCTGATAATAATATATCACAATCCGCTCAGTTTGTCAAGAACTTTTTAAAAATCTTTTCACCACCTTCCAAAACCAATAAGACGCTTTTCACATTCGTCACGTCTTGCAATGCGGCGCGCAAGTTCGTAACCATTTTCAGTACGTTCGTAAATTGATACACTCTTGGCATTCTGTGAAAGATAATTATCAAGAATATTATCAATCTTCTTTTCGGAATTTGCCGTCTCAAAAATCGTGGTGTTTTCGCTCGTTTCAATAATAATCTGAAAATTCTTTGCCTTGCTCATTTTTTTAAAAATTCCTTTCTTTATTTTCTGTATTCATTATAGCACACCACAAATTAAAACATGTCCTTTTAATGGTACATGTTCTTGTTAACTATTTCACAAACGGCCGGCCGCACCGAAAATTTCACCGAAGTGAAGTGTTAAAGTGTGTGAAAAATTCCTCATTCTCTTTTTTATATCTTGCCTTTTCGCTTGCGGCCTTGAACAGACAGAAGATAAGGCCACCGCATGACAGAATCGCCGCCATAACCCAACTTATAACAGAATCCATTTTAAAATCTCCTTTTAATTTCTATATTTATTATATCATAAAATTTTTATTATGTCAACTGTTTCAGAATTTCGATAATATTCTTTTCATCGTATGCCGTTCCGTTCCAATTATTACGGTTATTTTCTTCATCATCAAAGAGAATATCAAAACCATAATTTTCTTTCGGAGTTCCATAAGGAATTACGTAAACATTATTAAATTGAACGCTTTTAAGATGCTTTGCAATCCATTCACGCTTTGCCTGTGCAATGCGTTTATTGTATTCATTCGTTCCGTTCTTTGCAGTCCAAGAGATGATATTAACTTCATATCCGTTACGGATAAGTTTGTTAAGCACTCTTGCGAGAGAGTTCATATTGATTAACGGCTTTGCGTTTACATACGGATTGACTCTTTCATGAATAATATCATCAAGCCAATTATTTTCACCATAGAGATTGGCAATCGTTCCATCCATATCGAAATTAATCTGTCTAACCATTTTTATTACCTCTCTTTCTGTATACATGATATCAAATAAATGCTATTCTGTCAAGTCGTCAAACTGCACAAACTTCTGCGGCCGGATCTGTTTAATTTGTACTTTCGTACTTTAACGTGTTGAAGTTCTGCCACCGCCGCAAACTTTAACGATTTAAAGTGTAATTTGTGCAATATGCACAAAGAGTGGTTAGACTCTTTCGTCTAACCACTTTATCATTTTGCCGCTTGTGCCCTTGATGCGGATTGTGTTTCTGTCCTTGTAGTAGTTCGCCCAGTTGTCGAGGAAGCTTTCAAACTCGCTTGCGTTCATGTTGTAGATGATAACCATATCGTCTATGATTACCACATAATCCCAATTGGTGCTGTGGACTCTTGCGAAGTAGCACCGCTTGATGCTCTCAAAGTCATATCCAATCTGTACACCTGTAAGTGTTGCCTTGGAGGACTTAACGCTTGTATTAGTCTCGGGGATATCGCTTCCCTTGTCGAACGGAGTGTTAGCGTCTTTGGTAGAGCCAAGCCCTTTGACCATCTTGTCGGCTATCTCAGCGAACTCGCCGCCGTTCATGTAGTGCTCGCCGTCGAGGGTGTAGGGTGCGCCCTTGTGCTCGGGGTTGAACTCGTAATGGAAGTTGATGGTGTACTCGGTGCGTGTCATGTGGGGTTCCTCTCTTTCGTTCTTTATGTCTGTATTATACACTATGCCCGCCCGCTTGTCAATATCTTTATCATTCTTTTTTTATATGGTAAGTATATTTGTTTCGTATGGTCACTTTCGCGCTTTAACGAATTAAAGTTTCACGAATGAAGAGAAGTTGAGAAGAGAAGTTACAAGGCTGTAACGATTTGTTATTAGCTTGTAATTAATTATTTGTTTTGGGAATGTTACCTGAATGTCATCATTTTGTTACCATTTGTAACTTTTTCAATTTGTTACAAAAAATTAACAATTGTAATTTTTTGTTACCATTTTGTAACCGGGGTGGTTTCTAGGAGATTACAAAAAGTTACAAAATGGTAACAAAGGCCCTGGAAACAATTCCTTCCAAAATCAAAATTTTAAATCATGTATTTTTTCTCTTATCTTTTCACTTATTTAGGGAGGTGATTTTATGGCCTCATATTATACTACTATAGATTAGTTAGATGCCCGTGTTGGTGAAATTGATAGCCTTATTGATGAAGGCAATCTAGTTGAGTTGGCACACCTTTCTAATGGTTTAAATTTAGAATAGATGCACAGTAATGCTGTAGCCAATTTAAAAGGTTTATTAGGATGCTTAGGTTATACCATTACTGACGAAACAGATTTAAATGGAATAATGGCTGAATTAAATTAGCGTATATAGGAATTTCATTCAACCACAATGGATTTTAATGGAGAATTATTGCGGCAACGCATTATTGATCCCTTAAAACAAATGGTATCTGATTCAGAAGCAAAAGAGATTGTTAAATTTAGAAAATTATTAAAATCACGTGATGTAATTGAAGAAATTGAAAATGTAGTAGATAAATTAACAGACTCTATAGGTGTATAGTTAGGTATTAACCTTGAAGATTATACTGATGAAGAAGTTGACTTTGTCGCATAGGCAATTGTTAATTCAATTAAAAATTTAACTATTGATTTAACTACTGGTAGTATTTATGGTTATTCTAGTTTAATGGATATTGAAATCGGTCCTAAATTAGAAAAGAAAATAGCATAGGCTATTGCAGATGGCGGCACATCGCGTTGGGCAGAAGTTTTATCTGCCGCCAATGGTGCGGTTGCAAATAGATTGTTAATTTTAGCACAATAGGAAAATATACCAGTCGATAGTTTATTTCCCGCTTCAACTAAAAATTTAATAGACACAAAAATTACTACTGGCGCAAATGGTAATACAGCTAGTATATATTTTAATATTTATGAAAATATACCTGAATTAAATAATATTACAACTGAAAAATAGGCACGTGACTATTTTGATAGACTTAAAAATTCAAATAATGCGGCCGATATAGCAAAATATAAAGAGTTGGTAGAACAGTTAGTAGAGAATGCTACTAATTTTTCAATGGAACATTTTAATGCTAGTCATCTTGCGCCCGCGCGTCGTGATATTTTAACTTAGCGTTTTAAGGCGGCGATACGTAATATTATAGTTAACTATCCAGCATCTTTATTTATGGGTCAAAATACTCAAGGTGTTATTGGTATCTTAGGTGAAATATAGGGTTTATATTATGTTTATTCCATAATGGGTGATAACAATCCCTCAATTGATCCTGCCACTATAGCAAAATGGATTGGTGGCGATACAACCGCCGGCAGTGGCGCCAAAACTGGTGCAGATATTATATTAGAAACTATTGGTAAACATACTGGTTATGGTATTTAGGTTAAAAACTCTATGGACGAATTGGGTTCCACCTCTTTTAGTGACTTTGTATTAAAAGAAGGCGGCGAAAATGCATTTTATAGTTAGCTAATTAAATTTGGTATTGACCCTAATATTGTTGCAGCCATCGAAGATGTATTTATTATGCGTGGTTTTAATATTGGTTATAGATACAGCGGCGTAGAACCAGTTGCTGGAAATCCAAAGGGCCCATATGCTGGATTGTATCATTCTGATTATGGGAAAATTATGGAATTAGTTGAACGTGCTTAGAGATTTATGGCGCTTGCGGCCGCGATGATAATGCGTATTTAGTATCTGGAGGGCATTAATTATACAGAAAGTAATACATTATGGATTATTGGCGGCACTGCTGTGATTAGTGCAGCATAGATTTTAAATGATTTAATTGATTAGATTCATAATGTTGAAAATAGCAATGCATTTAAAACATCTTCTTCTACTTATGTTAATAAAGCTAATTTTACAATTGTTGATTATTTATCACAAAATGCTAAATCAACAAAAGGATTAAAGACAGTTTTAAGAACTAGTTATAATTTCCACAAAACTACAAGTCGAGTTACTCGGTAATCCAAAAATTTGACTTTTCCATCGGATTGTGTTATAATTAAACCATGGGGACAATCCATCCCTAAATCGTGTGTTGTAGGAAGTATTGATACATGGCGAGAAATCGATTGAATCTCAACTTCCAACTCGAGTCGGCTATAGATAGGGCCGCCTATGTGCAAGATTACATGGCGGCCCTTCCATTTGAACCCTCCGCGGAAGAGTTGGAAACGATATCAAATTATATCTTGTGGGGCAAAAGCGCGAATGGCAAAAACCCCCAGCAAGAAAAGTATGTGGAATTAAAGAAATGGACATCTGATCCAGTCGAAAGTCTCGAAGGTTTATTGGAATAGCCGGGGTTTTTAGAAGCCAATTTGCGGCGGCCGTCTGATCCGCAGACGCGGATCCCGCGCACAGTTTTTAATCGCGCGCGAGTGTTAGAAACGGCACCGGCGCATTTGATACAAATTTATGAAGAATTATTTAAATAGATTGATACAATTGAACTGACTTTAAATTATTATGAATTGTTTACAGGAAAACGAAAACTGCCGCCGCGTGATAATTTAATCAAGCGGTTTAGTGAGGAGGAGTAGATACGACTCAATGAGCGGGCGCTTGAGTTAACATAGTTTAAATATTTAAAATTAAAACATTTGTTAGTTGAGTTGCGCTCAGAGTAGTATACATATTACGATATGCACAATAATAAAGTTTATCCACATGTAGAATCTCAAGAGCCGATCTACATGGAGGAGTAGATAAGAATTGGAGAAGATGTGAGCGTTTTCCCCGTAGGGTTAAATGATGGATCGAACTTGGCGGCCAAGATATTTGCATTACCTTTCCCGCAACCGTCAGATTTTAATGAGGAAGAGTTGTGGGGTGTGACGCGGCGTCTGTGGGAGAAGCCGAAGAAGATGACAATTGATTTCACTAATGAGGCCCACATTTTGAACCTATATATACAGCGCGCGGACCTCTTGGATGCGCAGACGGAAGATCCCGCGCAAATTTATGGGGCCGCCGCAGGTGTGGTGAATACACTGATCTATTATGAGGAGTGCGCTCAGTTATCTCCTTTACAGAAGGATTTGCTTGAGATGAAGCTGCATAAAGTGCCCAACTTTGATATCGCGGCCGACCTCAATGCGCGCTACGGCAAGTCTTACAATGAGAATTACATATCCACCATCTATCGTCAAAAGATTATTCCCCAAATTACAGGCGCGGCCAAGGCACATCGCGAGATATTAGAAAATATTTTCTTTCCCGAAAACTTTAAACGGTGCCGTGATTGCGGCCACATGATTCTGATGTCTCCGCGTTATTTTATGCGCCAATCCAAGGCACCTGATGGGTACGCGCCCCGCTGCAAAGCGTGTGACAAACAAAGGAGGGCAAAGAAAAATGAAGCCAATGGATAAATTACTAAAATGTATTCCAACTTTAGAGCCGATTGAATTTGCCGGCCTCGCGCGTCTTTTGGGCGTCAGGCTAATTGAGGTACCAAAAGAAGGGGATCCATATGCGCGCTCTTTTACTGATGTACTTGCAGACGTGTTGGATAAATTTGAACATTCTAACAGGGCAGCCAAGCGGCAAGTGCTCCAACTGGTTGATAAACGAGGGAGCAAGCCGCGGGAGGATATAAATGCCAGTAATTCCGAAAATACCTAAAGGTACTTCATCCTCTGTTTCAAAATACTGTGACCACTGTGGTCGCTCATTACCTCTTTCTTAGTTTTCTAAGGCGCATAGTGAATTTTATTCAGATGGTTACTTACCGTGGTGTAACGCTTGCATTGCCGAACGAATAGACGCGGAAGGCGGCAATTGGGAGTATATTGATAAACTGTGTATGTGGGCTGGTATCCCATTTATTGTAAAGGAATGGGAGAGGATTAAAGAGATTACAATGCCGGAAGAGACGTGGCCGACATATGCGAAGATCTTTTGTACAGATGATTATATTTCTCTTGGATGGGGCGACTATTATAGGTAGTATAAAAAATTAAAAGAAGTCGGTCTTATGGAAGAGGAAATACCCGAAGTGCGCGAGCAGAGATATAATGATTTGCGGCGCAAATGGGGCGAGAACTATGCGGATGAAGAGTTAAATCATTTGGAAGATCTTTACCGCGGCCTGATGAATACACAGAATATAAGCGGTGCCCTGCAAATAGACTAGGCGCAAAAGTTGTGCAAATTATCACTGGAGATTGATAATCGGATACGTGCTGGCGACAAGGAGGTTGATAAATTCATGTCCTCTTATGATAAAATTATCAAGAGTGCTGAATTTACACCAAAGAATACGAAAAATGCGACCGACTTCGACTCATTTGCCGAGGTGGCATATTGGCTGGAGAAACATGGTCGAATTAATAAATTTTATGATAACGTAACGCGCGATGTTATAGATGAGACTCTCAAAAATATAGAGTCATATAATTAGCGACTTTACATAAATGAAGGCGGCATCGGTGAAGAGATAACACAAAGGCTACAAGCTCTTCATGCGGTGAATGACATAGAGAAAGAAAACTTCTATGGTATACAACAAGACTTCGATGAAGATGAATATCAAAACGAAGCATTTGTTATAGATGAGGATGAAGATTTTAATCCTGAAGGTGAAATTGAATGAGTGCTATATAGTTACTGGACCCAAATTTGGTTCAATTCAACACTCAAGATAAAATATACCATGATGGTATTGAGTTAGAGAAAGGTGTAGTTATAACGCCGGCGTTTTTAGAAAAGAATGAAGATTTAATTGCCGATTGCATACAAATTTTTACGGCATACCCGGATGTATTCCTGGATTTAATAACTCCATCTAATTCAACCTTCTCCCTTTTCCCATTTCAACGAGTTTTCTTGCGGGCGTGCATGCGGTATACATCAATATATATTACTGCGGCCCGCGCTACATCAAAAACATTTCTTTCCATCCTTGCTAAGTATTGTCAATGCGTTTTCTTACCAAATCATGTATCTTCTATCGTTGCGCCGAATAAAAGCCAGGCCGCGAAGATAACCAAACAAAAGATACAAGAGATTTGGCGCATCTGGCCGCTGCTTAAATAGGAGCTAGAACCAGGTAATACTGATGGAGTACATGCCAACTTTGGTAAGGATTATGTTGAACTTTACTTTAAAAATGGCAGCAAGCTGACGGTAGTCGGCGCGCTAGATTCAGACCGCGGACTTCGTACTCATGCAACTCTTATAGACGAAGCGCGCGATCAGGATGGGGATGCGATTGCGGAGATCATACTTCCGCAAATGAACGTTTCAAGACGTATGTATAATGGTGCGGTCAATCCGTATGAGCGTGTAAATACACAAGTTATATACGCAACATCTGCTGGTACAAAAGCATCATACGCCTACGAAGCGCTTATAGATACTTTTGAGAAAGCAATCATTGACCCAAAATCTGCCTTTTGTATTGGTCTGGATTACAGAGTTCCAATGCAACACAATCTGATTACGCCATCCTTTGTTAAAGGACTTAAACTTTCACCCGCATACAATGAAACCACATTTGCGGCCGAGTATCTTGGTATGTGGCTTGGTGGTAGTGATGAATCCTGGTTTGATTTTGAGAAACTTACGAAGTATCGCAAAATTAAAAATCCGGAATGGCGTCAAAAATTTGTAGCCGATAATAATATTTTTTACTTAATTTCAGTAGACGTCGGTCGATTACATGACCAAACGGTCGCGTGTATCTGGCGTGTCAACGTTCGTGATAATAAATACTTTTCAACTCTTGTGAATTTATTTGTCCTTGGTCGTTAGGCAGAGAGTAAGACTTTTACGTAGCAAGCAATTGACCTTAAAAAGTTAATTGAAATCTATGCACCGCGCGAAGTGGTAATAGATTGCAATGGACTTGGTGTAGGTCTTGCTGATGAAATGATCCGTACATAGTTAGATGAAAACGGCGCTGAATTACCAGCATACGGTTTCTTTAACAATGACGATTATAAAAAGGTTCAACCTAAAGATGCTACTCAAATCCTCTACTCTCTCAAGGCCAACGGTCCCTTGAATTCCAAGATACACAGTAATGCTTATTCACGTATTAACGGTGGCATGGTCCGATTTTTAATTAGTGAGCAGGAAGCGAGGGCAGCCCTGCTTGCAACGAAGGTTGGTTAGAAAATGACGACAGAAGAACGTATTAAACGTTTAATGCCGCATGAATTAACCACAAAGTTATTTGAAGAAATGTCTAATTTACGTTTAAGAAAGAGTGGTTTAGATATTGTACTTGAGCAAATAAATGCTCGTTTTCCAAAAGATAAATATTCTGCTTTTGCTTATGGTTTATGGCGGATTAAAGAGTTGGAAGAAGAGAATTATAAGCGAGTCAGTCGACGCCAACCTGGAACGAAACGTTAGTTGATTTTCTTTACTGGAGGACAAAATTAATGGCAGAGCAAGTAGATATCCGTGACTTAAGCACTTTTAAAAAGGCCATTGAAGGAATGGTTGCTAAAAGTGATAAGGCTTGGAATAGTTTAGAAGGATACTACTATTCTGGCAGACCATTTAAACAGTACACAAAAGAAGAGGCGGAACGAATTGTTAATTCTAACGATCTTCGCAAACAACAAAAACTGTCAAGAGCTTTTTATTACAAAGATAGTCTGTATAAACGAATTTTAATTTATTATGCGACATTACTTAAATATGTAGGTTTACTCATACCTAATCCAATTGCTGGTAATGAACTCTCCACCCCCTATGTGTTAAAAAGATATAATGCCGCACTTGACTATATTGAAAAATTCTTCTTGCCTGAGTTGTTAACAAACATTTCTTTACGTGCTTTGGTAGATGGATGCTATTATGGTGTTATTCGTGAGTTAAGTAAGACTGATTTTGTTCTATTAGACTTACCTGCTGAATATTGTCGTTCTAATTTTAAAGATTTACACGGAAATGACATTATTGAATTTGATGTTAGTTACTTCACTTCAATAGTGGATGAGAGTGTAAGAAAATAGGCTTTAAAAGTCTATCCGAAAGTAATTAGTGATCATTATAATCGTTATAAGAAAGGGCAAGTAAAAACTGCGTGGGTGAAAATACCTACTGATATTGGTTTCTGCTTCCCATTCTCAGATGATGGCCGCCCGCTCTTCTTAGATGTGGTGCCGGCGGTGATTGATTATGATGCGGCTGTTGAAATAAATCGTGAACGCGATTTAGAAGAGATACGCAAGATAATTGTGTAGAAGATTCCGCATTTGGCAGATGGTACTCTTGTATTTGAACCAGATGAAGCTTTAGAAATGCATACCGGTGCAGTTGATATGATGCGTGGTAACAAGAATATTAGTGTTCTTACAACCTATGCAGATGTTGACGCCGTAGTTTCCAAGACTTCGTCAGAGGCAAGTACAAATGCGTTGGAAAAGAGTTTACAGAATGTTTACTCAAAGGCTAACGCGAGTCAGTAGATATTTGCACCCACTGGTACACAAGCATTATCTACGTCCATCACAAATGATATGGCGCTGATGATGGTACTAGCGAACAAATATTCGCGATTCTTGACCTTTATCATTAATTTCCTTTTTGCAAATGCAAATATTACATTTAAATATGAAATATTGCCGGTAAGCTGGTATAATGTATCTGATTATATTAAAGATTCATTAAAGTTGGCGCAAAGTGGATATAGTTTCCTCTTGCCCGCAATTGCAATTGGTTTAACTCAAAAGGATTTAATGAATATCAAGAAACTTGAAAATGATGTACTAAAACTTTCAGATTTGCTTATCCCTCTGGCCTCATCTTATACTCAAGATACGGGTGAAGTTGGTAGACCAAAGTTGGCTACAGAAGACAAATCACCCAAAACCTTACAGAATGAAGAATCATTAAATAATCAGTAAGGAGGCTCCAATGAACAAAGCGTTATGTGAGTTTCCCGTAACTGTTTACGGTAATTTAGAAAGATATAATGAAGTTCTAAGTAAAGCACGTTGTCGTATTTTCTATAAGTACGAAAACCGCAATGGAACCTATATTACTGACGAGTTTGCTGATAAGCTGTTATCTTCTTTATCTTATGCGCCCGTGAAAGGTATATATGAACCGGAAGAAGGCGATTATACTGATCATGGTATGGAGCGCAATGAAGGCCGTATTTATGGCATAGTTCCAGAGAACCCAAATATTTCTTGGGAAACCCATCTTGATGAGGATGGCGTCGAGCGCACTTATGCATGCGCCGATGTGCTGATATTCACTGCTCTTTATGAAGAAGCTGGTGATATAGTAGGCAAAAGTCAATCTATGGAACTGTATGGACCGTCGCTGAAATATCATGAAGCGATAGTTAAGGGCCGCCGCTTTATAGTATTTGATGAAGGATGTTTCTTAGGCTTACAAGTGCTTGGTGATAATGTAGAACCTTGCTTTGAGGGAGCTTCATTCTATACATTGCAAAGTTCGATTGAATTTGCAATCAATTAGATAAAACAATATGGAGGTACTAAGATGCCTACAATTAATTTTAAACTGTCGGATGGCGATAAGTTTAACGCTCTTTGGGCGCTGCTTAATCCGGAGTTTAATGAAGAAGGCAACTGGACCGTTTCTTGTGGAATTACCGCTGTGTACGATGATTATGCTTTAGTCGTCAATTATGAAACTGGCGAGTATGAGCGTGCTTATTATGCGAAAAATGATGAGACTGATATGGTTGAAATCAATGAGCGTGTAAAGGTATATATAATTGATGTTACAGAGTCGGAAAAGAATACACTTGATACTCTGCGTGCGCTGAACGGCGGCACCTATGAGTTAGTAAGCGATGTGCTAACAAATGCTCAAGAAAATCTTGAGAAAAATGCTGAGTTCTCCGCCAAAATTGAAGAGTTGAATGAAACTGTTGCTACTTTAAATTCGGAGAAAGATAAGATTGTTAATCAGGCGGCCGAGTATACTGCTCAGATTGAATCTGATAACAATACTATTGCTTCTTTAAATGAAGAGTTAGATTCTCTAAAGGCTTATAAGCTGGCTATTGAAACTGCGCAGAAGAACGCTGTAATTAACGAATATGCAGAACATCTCACTGATGAGATTCTGGATAAGTATCGTGAAAAAATTGGTGATTATACTGCGGAAGAACTTGATATGCATCTTGCTTATGAACTGAAGAAAAATAATTCTTCTATATTCGCCAAGGGCGAAGATGTCGGCTACGTGCCGAAAGATGTTCCTCTTGAAGGAATTGCTGCGATTTTATCGAAGTATAAGAAATAATTAGGAGGCTATTTAAATGGCTAGAATGACTATTGACGGTTTCGGTCAGGTAGAGCTCAATAATGTTGCTTTCCGCCGCGACGGTCGTATCGAAGCTCAGTGCGCACTCGACACCACTGCATTCGATTCTGCTACTCCTTGTGAGAACGGAATGATTCTGCGTGTTGTAAAACCTGAGCACAAGATTACTTTCTGTGATGCTTCTGCATCCTATCAGCTCTATGCTCTGAATTATAGTTCTGAGCATATGTATGACGAGCGCAAGCCTGGCCTGAAGAACTTCTATCTGAAGTCTGCGGCTGCTGGTGAGGACTTCTATCCTCGCGTTGGTTATCTGGCTGCCGGCGACCTGTTCACCACAAACTGCATTGACCTTGGTTCCTATGCTAGCGCTGGTGCTGTTGCCTCTGCCCTTGAAAGCGGCGAAGTGTTTGCTGCTGCCGGTACTCAGGGCGCAATTGTTCTTGCTGATGCTGCTCCTAGTGTGGGCCCCGTTATGCAAGTTGTTAAGAAAACTACGATGCCTGATGGACAGGATGCTTTCCAGATTCAGGTTCTGTCTGTGTAATAGGAGGGTACAATATAATGACACTTAATGAGTTTAAAGATATTGCCCTTCATGCCGCTAAGGGCACTGCTCCTGCTGAATTCACTGTTGAGAATGTCAATGATGCATTTATCGACGGTCTGAAGGAGCTTGCTGGTTCTTATAACCAGTTCATGAAGAATCGTTATGACATTTATGATATAATCATAAGCGTTATCGATGAGATTCTTCCTAAGAATGTTATTGACGCTCTCGGCGCCTTCGCTGAAGTTCGTCAGGTTGCTCAGGGCGAGAAGGCCATGTTCAAGCGTAGAGTTGGCCGCGCTCGTGCAAAGAAATTCCTCACTCAGGTTGGTCTGAGTGGTGTGTATGAGACCTTCCGTCTCGACACTGAGACCTTCGAAGTTGGCGCACATGCCGTTGGCGGCGGCGCCACAATCGACTTCGAGCGTATGCTCGACGGCGCCGAGTCCCTCGCAGAGTGCGTTGGAATCGTGACCGAAGGTCTCGAAAATGCGGTGTATGTTGAAGTCCAGAAGGCTCTCAACGCGGCTATGGCCGTTATGCCCGCAACCAATATCGTTCAGGGTGCATGGGATCCCGATGAGATGGTTAAGCTGCTCACGGTCGTTCGTGCCTATGGCAGCCCGATAATCTTTGCTTGCCCCGAATTCGTGGCGGCAATGGGCCCCGATGCTATTGTTCCTGTTGGAACTTATGGTACCTCTTTCCCTGCCAATGGTGTGTATAGTCCGAAAGACATCGAAGCCATTCATGATTATGGTTTTGTGAACGTCTTCCGTGGCGCCCCCATAGTGCAAATTCCTCAGTCCTTTGTGGATGAGAATAATGAGGAAACTTATGTCAATCCTCAAATCGCCTTCATTATGCCTGCTGGCCAGGAGAAGGTTGTTAAGGTCGTTCTTGAAGGACAGACCCAAATCCGTGACCATGAGAATAAGGATAATTCCATGGAAGTCTATGCATGGAAGAAGATGGGATGCGCAATCCTTACGCATCACAACTGGGCCATGTACCAGAATACTGGTCTGACCGATACTTCCGCGAAGGATATCTACGGATTCTAATTAATTTATTAAGGGGAGAGGGATAATTCCCCTCTCCCTTTTTATTAAAATGTGTTAAAGCACAGGAGTTAAAGGAGTTTTAAAATGACAGATAAAGTTAAAGTTATTAGTTCGGTTAATGGCCGCTGTGTCGTTAATAATCGTGATTTGCAGTTAAAGCGCGTATGGCAAGGCCGCGGTGACGTTGTTACTTTTACGGCAGAACAAATTGAACAATTGATGTTTGATCCCGCATTTTCTAATATGGTAAATTCGGGTATGCTTTATATTGAAGATATGGAAGTTAAAAAGGCAATTGGACTAGAACCAGAAGATGCTGAATCACCCACTCGTATTCTTATGGATGAAAAAACATTGCAAAGGTTCTGGAAGAATATGCCTTTATCTCAGTTTAAGATAGAAACACAAAAGCTTACAAAAGTATAGTTAAATATTCTTGCTGAATATGCTATTCATCATGGTAATGATGGTACAATTGATAAGGCTAATTATCTGACTGAAATTAGTAATTATAATATTCTTAAGGGGATAGAGTTAGAAAAACAAAGTCAGGAGGGATAATCCGTGACAGGTTTACAAGAAGTATATGACGCCTTTTTAGTTAAAATGCTTGATGATGAATGGGCTAATTGGGATATGGAAGATATTCA